AGCACGGTCAACGTCTGTAATTGACTTAGCAGCGTTTGTTGCTGCTGCTGCAGTTGTAGGAACGAGTGATGCGTCCTTCATTGCGTCAGTTGCAAGTGCTGTTGTAAGACCAAGTACTGAAGGAACTAGTACATAGTCAGTTGCTCCGAGTACATCTTCGCCTGCTGTGTCTGGATTGTACTGTGGGTAGCCGTTCCATCCTGAGAGAGCGATGATGTGGCTATCTAATGCTGGATCTAGACGCTCTTCTGTTGTGTTTGGGCGAGCATCATTTGGTTGGATAGGGAAGTTTCCCCATACGAAGTCGATTGCTACTTCGCCTGCGGTATCAAGAAGATTACCGTTGTTGTTTGTTGCCATGAATAGTCTGCTTTCTCTAGAGAAGTTAAAGCCTCATGCGCTTAGAGGCATGACAAGTCTACTTAAAATCATCGCAATCATGGTCTTCAAGTTCATCTGACTCTAGAACCGTATGACAGTCCTTGCATTTAAAGAATCGGATGTCATCGAGGCCTACATGCAGTGAGTCAGAGTGGTATTCAGATTGATCCATCTGAGGACCTGCAAGAACTTCTGGAGGAAAAGGACCTCTAGGACTGTGTGCTGCTGATGGAACGTAATGTCCTTGTATTGCAAATTTACGGATGACCTTCATCAGTCCTCCGTCTTTTTGGCTGTCTTCTTCTTTGGCTTAGGAGTTTCAATGACAGCATCTGGACCTAATGCAGTCAGTGCCGATTCAAGATCTTCTGTCATTTGAGGAGTAATCTTAAGTAGCCCTGCCTTCTTTCGTTCTTCTAAAAACTTAGGAAGGTCTTTACCGCAATAAAAAAGAGAATTAGTTTTTGTAACCATATATTCATAGGCCGCTTCTTCAGCGCAATTTGCACACTTCATTACCACTCCAATCCATGACTAAATTTCTTGCTTTCTGTGTCTACATCGGCTCCGCCACCCATAGGTCCTGGACGTGATGGAGATGGAAACATCTTGGCTAATGTTTCTTTGTGTTCTTCTGGAACATCTGGATGCTCAGATAAGTTTTGAGCGCGAGTCCAAAACTCTGGTGGATACATTCCAAAATTACGAAGAATTTGACCGTGACTCTTTAGTGCAGGGATTTGCTTAGTACGAACGGCAAAATCTAAAATCTTCTTATCAATTGCTGACAATGGATTTACTCGTGAGTCATACCCACTATTAAAGTGATTGTATGAATCATGATCACGGGATAATCCGCCAGCCATAATTACTTCTTCTTTGGACGTGTTCCTGGAGCCGTTGGGTTTGCACCCTTTGGCTTCACTGGAACTGGAGTTACTGACTCTCCTGTAATTGGGTGAATGGCTGTCTTGTTCTTAAGTGTTCCTGGCATTGGTGCTCCTGTCGTTGATGGGTTTACTGCTCCACGTTTACGATAACCAGGTGTTGGAGCACCTGTGCTTCTTGGAGTAGGTAGTTGTCGTTTTTCTGTAGTCGATTGTTGTGGATCTATGTTAGCGGCTTTATTGTGGGCTGCAAGTTGCATAAGCGCTCTTTTGTGCTGTATGTTTTCAACTAGGCTTACATTGCCAATCATACTGGCCGCAGCAGCAAAAGGATTCCAGTCTTGAACTTCAAACTGTGGGCCAAGGTTACTCATGGCTCTATCTTCCCTTAAATAAGGGGTTCAGTCTTTGTGTTTGTCAAACAATTTTCAATAGCGATAAGTCTTTCGCCCATCTCTACAAAGGCCTCCATAACCAATTCTTGGTTTGCGTATAGTTTATTAACGGTATCTTTTGTGGAATGACCGCCATTTTGACTTAGTTCACCGTCTAATTTGTTAAGGCGCTGCATCACTCCTGGAACTTCATCTCTACCAGGAGATGCCTCTTCACCCTCCCAGTCGCGCATGAACCGCTCCGTCCATTCCATAAAGCGATGGACTCTTTTGTACAGTGGGCTCAAGAGCACTCCTAAACTTATGAGAGCACCAGCGACAATTCCGATAGTCGCAAAGGTATTTGTCACTGGTGCATCTCCTCTAAATTACTTCTTGCCGAAACCGTATGATGGATCTTTTGGATTTAGGAACTTTGCTGCTGGTCCAATTAGACCTGCAACAAAAGCGTTAGCCAATGTCTTTGGGTCTGTAATCCCTGCCATATAAAGGGCTGCACAAGATGCCGCGCTTGCACGAAGCCAAGTTGCTCCTGCAGCCTTAAGTACGTTGATATCCATGTTTCTCCTTACTAAGTGCCCCCAACTAATAATCCCTTATTCGTCTCGGTTACGCAGGGGATACGTGATAGCCCATGCAACCAGAGTTGCAATAATTGCGTATCCAACAACTGTTTTTGCGCTTCCATCAAGAACAACCCACGCAATAAACATTCCAAGGAGTGTCCATAGTTGGTCAACCATGTCTTTTAGTATTCTCATGTCGTTTCCTTTCTTCGTCTCATTGCTTTGCTCTCACTAGAACCGCCTCCACCGCCACCGCCTCCTGAACCGCCACTTCCTCCACCACTTCGTGATCCTCCAGTAGAACCACCAGTTGCAGCACCTGCTGCTGCCCCTACTGCGTTTAACGCAGCGCCAGATGCAATAACAGTTGCAACAACCATCTTGGTTGCTTCTTCACGTTCTTGTGGAGACATATCAGCACCAATACTTCCGAGTGCTGCTAATGCTGCACCTGGATCTGATAATGCTGTTGCTAATAATTCTGATGGATTTTCAAGTAATTCAACTTGTGCAGCCACTTCTGCAGTAATTATAACTTCGTTACCCTTTTCATCTGTGCGAACTTCAACAGGAGTTTCTGCAGGTAGGTCTTGATATGCGATTCCCGCATCTTGTATCTGTTCTTTAGTAAGGGTGTCTCCAGGAGCAACAGACTGTATCAATGCATCAGCAACAATTGTTTTTTCTGCTTTAGATAAATTTCCGTCTGCGCTCACCAAAGCAACTATTGCTGCTACATCTGCTTTACTTACATTTCCATCAGATGCTAAAGCGGAAAGTACTGCAGTCTCATCTGCAACGGATATTTTGCCATCTGCTGCTAGTGCCTGAATTAATTGAGTTGTTTCTTTTGCGTCAACTTTTCCATCTGCTGCCATTATTTCTGCAATTGCTGCTACTTCTGTTGAATCTACTTTTCCATCTACTAATGCATCTGTTACGGTGTTATCTACTGCCTCTGGTGTACCCTTATCAATTGCCGCTTTATCTGCCTCTGCTTGTGCTGCTGCTTCAGCCGCTAACCGATCTGCTTCCTCCTTGGCAGCAGCCTCTACCTGTGCTGCTGCTTCTGCGACTAATCGATCTGCTTCCGCCTTAGCAGCATCAAATGCCTGTGCTGCTGCTTCTGCTGCTAATCGATCTGCTTCCGCCTTTGCTGCGGCTTCTTCTGCGGCCTTCTCTGCTGCAATCCTTGCCTCTTCCTCTGCCTTGGCTTTTGCCTCAGCCTCTACTGCTAATCGATCTGCTTCCGCCTTTGCTGCGGCTTCTGCTTCTGCTTCTGCTTTAGCGGCAGCCTCGGCTGCGGCAATTGCTTCAGCCTCTGCTTTCTCTGCTGCTGCTTTGGCTTCTTCTGCTTCTTTCTCTGCTGCTAAACGATCGGCTTCTGCTTTAGCGGCAGCCTCGGCTGCTGCGGCATCCTTAGCGGCTTGTTCTTCTGCGGCCTTCTCTGCTGCAATCCTTGCTTCCTCAGCATCTGCTGCAGCCTTTTCAGCGGCTAATCTTTCAACCTCTGCCTGTGCTGCTGCTTCTGCTGCTGCTTGTGCAGCGGCATACTCTGCTGCGCGACGCTCTTGTTCTGCAATTCGTGCTAACTCTGCTTGTCGTGCAATTTCTGCTTGTCGTGCTGTCTCTGCGGCAATAGCAGCCTGACGAGCAGCCTCTGCTTGTTGAGCCGCAATTGCTGCTGCTGCAATACGTGCCGCCTCTTGCTGTGCTGCAATTCTTGCTGCCTCTTGAGCAGCGGCTGCCTGTTCTGCAGCAATACGTGCTGCTTCTGCAGCAGCGGCTGCTGCGGCTTGTTCAGCAGCAATTCTTGCTGCCTCTGCTTCTGCTGCCACTCTGGCTGCTTCTGCAGCAATCGCTGCTAGTCTTGCAGTCTCTGCATCTATTGTTGCTTGTGCTTCTGCAATAACTGCTGGTGCTGATACAACTGTTTGAACGGCCGTAGAAAGAGTTGCAAGTGCGTCTGTCTTAGTTGTCAATTCTGTTGTTGCTGTATTTAACGCAGTCACTGTGTTTTGAGAAACTGTAGCAATTGGAGCAAGTTGTGCTACAGCAGTTGTTGTTGCAGTGTTGTTTGCTACAACAGTTGTAATTGCAGCGTTCAATGTAGCGATTTGTGCATTGGCAGCATCAATTGCTGCTAATACTGTTGCAGTGCTTGGGTCTGGAATAGGTGTAAATGGTGCGCCTTGACTAATTGTTCCATTAAATCCAGGACCAGAATTTGTATCAGTAATAGGAGTAACTGTTCCATTAGTAGTTGAACGAGTATTGAAACGAGCACCGTTTGGAATAGGTCCAGTAACACTGACATCTGCTATCCATGCACCATCTGCAGGATTTACATCTGCATTAAATCTAATTTGTGTCATTTGAGTATCGGCTGTTCTTAAAGGATAAACACGAACATCCCAAGCAACAGTAAGAGTATTTGTGGTTGTTGAGTAAGTTACTCCAGAGCCATTGCTCCATGTAGTCCAGTCATATCCTGCAATAGAGATTGATGGTGCAGAAGGAGTTGAATAATAGTTACCTCCTTCATTAACGCCAAAAGTAATAGTTGCATTAGAGCCCACATATACGTTTGTATAAACAGTGTTACCCATGCGTAAATTAAATGGAAGATTCATGCGAACACCAGCATCATCTGTGTTTGCTAATACATTTGTTGAAGCGCCAATAGTTGCGGCTAAGGCATTAACAGCATCTTGTGCATTGTTAATTGCAACGTTCGCTTGAGTTAATTGTGTCTGTGCCTCTGTACGTGCAGGAGTAATTGCTGCTACCGCTGTTGTTGCTTCGGATACTGCTGTTGTTGCGGTTGCTATTTGAGTTGCTGCATTTTGTACGGCAGTAGAGGCGGTTGCTGCTTGTGCCGCCTCTGTTGCTACCTGAGTTGCAACCTGTGTAACCGTTACTTCTGGTGTTGGTGTAGCGCTTGCTGCAGGCGTAGATGCTGCAACTACTGCTTCGACCAAAGTTGTTGTTGCTGCGGCTACTGCTGCTGTTGCTTCTGTAATAGTGGCTTGTGCAGTTGCAATCTCTGGAGTTGTTGTTGTTGCATCTGCTGGGATTGCGGCTACTGCGGTAGTTACTGCTGTTACTGCATTAGTAACGTCTTGCGTTACTACCGTTGCTGTTTCAACTACTGGGGTTGTATTTGCAACTTCTGCCACCGCTGCCACTGCTGTTGATACTGCGGTATTGGCTGCTGCTACTGCTGTATTTGAAGTTGTAACTGCAGTTACTGCTGTTGCAACTGTTGCTGTTGCTGTATCTGAAGCGGCAACTGCTTGTGCAACTTCAGTCGTTGCTGTAGCAAGTGCTGTATTAACCGCTGATTGGGCAGGACTGACTACCACCTGTTCTGCTGGTGCAGGAACAGGATCTTCAGCGTAAGCAGTTGATTGACCTAATAAATAAAGAACTGTTGTGAGAAATAGTGTTGCGAATAGACGCAATGCTCTCAAGTTTTCCCCTCGGAATACTTACTGCCCTCTTAGCGAATTATAGCGCCTTGCCTGGTTTTCTAATGACAAACTTAGATGCAACATTTTGAGAGTTTACTGATTCACCTTGTACGCCTCTACCACGATTAGCCCATGAAACAACACTTGGTTCTGCTTTTGATTTATAACCTAAGTTTGAATTAAAACTAAACTCTTGTTTACGTTGTTTTCTATTGGGATTAACAGTTAACGCTTTTCGATTTAATTGTGGAACACCATCGGTCATGAACCTAGTCCTCCAACAAACCCTGCAGCAGTTCCACCGTTACCAGCACCATCAGTTGCAGATGCTGCATCACTTGATCCGCTCATGGGCTGATCGTGATCTTTACCAGTTTCATGTGGGTCAGTTCCTGCTGTTAGTGCACCAACCCTGTATGGATAATTTCCGTACCAAAATCCTGCACCAGAATAGCCAGACTCATGACGACGACCGAAACGACGACGTTGCTGTTCTTCAATATCTTCTGCAGACTCAAACTGTGTTGATAAGTTTCTCAACGACTTTCCCTGTTCCGTAACACGACTTCCGACAGAGTAACGACCATAAGTACCACCAGGACCACCAAAGAGTCCTTTACCAGTTTCATATCTATCTTCCATAATTAAATACACCTTCTGGATCGTAAACAACTAATGCTGATGCAACTAACTTGCTACTCATCTCTCGACCATGATGTCCACAAAAATATAGTTCACCATTTGCAAGAGTTGCTCGTACTAACGCTTGTGCTCCGCACTTATCGCAACGATCCAATGCCGACATCGGCTCGTGCGTAGTGGTGGTTGTCATCCGCTAAATCCTGGTTTAGGAAGAGGCATACTTTTATTTGGAGAAAAATCAATTCCTGACTTTGGGTCTAATCCTGCGGGACCATCAAAATGTGTAGACTCAGGCATTGCTTGCTTACTCTCAGTAATGCTAGAGAACTGGTTTGTTGATAGGTTTCCGTTCATGTTCCTATTTTGCCCCCTTTATCCCTCTGTGTAAGGACATAATACCTGTATGGATGATGCCGCCTACATTGCAAAGTTTTCTTGTAGTATATGCGGCAAACGATACGTAGTAATGACTCTTGCAAGAGATTGCGAAGAAAAACACATAGACGGAGAAAATTAATGCCACGATACGAATACTCATGCATTCAGTGCGATTTAGATTACGAGAAAGAGCGTAGCATCACTGATGCAGATCCTGGTTATCACTGCGACAAGTGCGGCTACGCTCTTCAGCGTGTCTTTAATTCTTTTGGCCTTGCCTTTAGAGGCGGAGGTTTCTACTCAACTAGAGACTAGTTGTAGTTTGGATCTTCTTCTTTAGCAGGAGCAGTCTTACTTTTCTTATCTGCTGCTTGACGTTCTTCGACTTCTACATCTGCCACAGTCTTTGCACCTTTATCAACGGTCGAAAAGGCTGCGTTGATTTCGTCTAGGGTTAGTTTTCCATCGTCCATAAAAGCACGTGCTAATTTCTCAACAACTGCTGCAACTGCTGTAAGACCTGCGACTGTCACAGCCTTGATAGTTGAGATACCAGCAATTGCACCAGCACCAATAACACCAAGACCGCTTGCTGCAAATACCGCAACAATACGCATCAATACATTATTTAAACTTTTCATGAGGTTTCTCATACCCGTTCTCGTTTCCCCCTCAGGATGTAAGTCTTATTATCAGTCTTGTTGGATTCCCATACGTTCTAAATAGGCTTCTTTTTCGCTCATTAGGTACTGCTCAATGCGCTTGTACTGCAATTCGGTCTGTTCTTGAGTTGCTTGAATCTGTTCTTGTGTCATTTCTTTATTTAAATCCTTAAAAGTTTCTACGGCCAGATCTAGATTGGTCTTGGCCAGTGCTGCCTTGAGTTGTGCTTGTTTCCAGCAGTACTCGGCATGATCTTGTTTTCTTTGTAAACGCTTTTCTTGTGTTTTAGACATCTAATTCCTCCATAGCGTGTAGTTTATCACGAGGGACATACCAACTCTTTTCATTGTATTTCCACTCATCTTTTTTGCACTCATTCCCATATATCCATCCTACAGCCACATATGGTGGACTAACGTACTCTTTTTCTCTTTCTCTTCTTACTTTTCTAGATAATCCTCCAGAGAGAAGGACATAACGCAAAGACTCCTCATCTCTGTTAGTGAATCGTAATCCACGATCATCTGAGAAGGAGTAACGAACTTCTCCCCAACCAGGTATATCTAACTCTGTTTTCCATTTGTTAAAGTGCGGGGTGAAAGTTGTTTCACCCATCATTCTCGCAAAAGCCAATTCAGACCCAGCACACACAGCATGCTGCCATAATTCCCACAAGTCACCTTCAGAGTAATTCACGTTTCGTGTGGGATCTCCAAAATAAGGCTTTTGTCGTTGATAACCTACTTCAACGCAAGTTGCTTCTTCTTCAGGAGTTAATCCATATGCCCATTTATACGTCATGTAAAGACTCTACCAGAAGTTTAAGAGCAGTTTAAGCGTGCTCTTGCTCAGGAGCCACTTATTCAGTTGTGTGACTAATCTAACTCACAACCACTGTGGCCCGCATCACAAACAGTTACTTATATTGCTCTTTAACTAAAAACGGCCCAGATGTATTCATATCTAATTTCTCAGCAACGGCTAGAGCCTTGAGAGGTTTTGCTCCTGCATGAAGTGCTCCAATTGCATAACTAGCACCAGAACCTACTCCGTAGATCCCGTCATCACTCATACAGATAGAGCAGTCATCGGCAACATCAAATACCTCACCACCAACTGCAACTAGGAAGTTAAAGCGAGAATCATTTCCTTTTCCATCTCCCTTACCTTCACTGAAATCATGACCATTATCTATTAGGCATTTTCTAAGAGAAGGCATCACTTTAACAATCATGAAGTGATAGATATCTTGCAGATCTTTTGCAGTTGGTTTTGGAGGATTCCACAAGTGCTGTGCAATATCGCAAGGTGCAACCTCTCCAGAACCAGCAATTAAATAGCCATTGCGTTCTGTAATCTTTTCCATTCGAGGATGGTGGTAGATACGACCGTCATTACCAGTTACCTGATTGTCGGCAGCAAAAACAACTTTGTCCTCATACTGCACCGCTACGATCGTTGTCATAACCACTCCCTAATAGAAGAACCCCCCAAGGATACCATCAGGTATCTGTGGAGGGTTCCAAGTCTATTTTGTCCGATTAGAGCATTTTGACCAGTTCTGCCCAAGTCTTAGGGCCGATGATGCCATTTGAGTCCACTACGTCGTGATTGTCCTGAAATGCAACAACTGCCTTCTTTGTCGCTGGGCCGTAATCGCCGTCTGCAGCCAATCCTAGAGCCTTCTGTACAATCTTGACAGATTCTCCCTTGGCACCTGGCTTGATCTGTCCAGGAAATGCTGGAGCCTCTAAAGCAGGGATCTCAGCCTGGACCTCGTTGCCTGTGTAGTTAGGACGACCCCAACCAACAATTGATACGAGAACCTTCTTCTTGTTGACCTTGTATGCACGGATCTGCTCGCAGACCTCGCCACCATTGCGCTGGTCACCCTTCTTCTTGCCTGAGGTGTTTCCTTCAATAGTCAGGACAACTCCGTCAGAGTCGATACCTGTGCAGATACCTACGTGAGAAATACGATCGACGCCATCTCCTGGAAAATCAAAATACAGGATATCTCCTGGCTGTGGTGATTGACCGCAATCAGCATCAAACCATGTGCCCATCTTCTTAAATGCCGCTGCCCCTGCAACAGTCGAGACTGTATTAGGGACCTTCACTCCTGCTTGATTTGCACACCACATGACGAATGAGCCACACCATGCAAGAAAATTTGCCTTGGTGAAAGCGCCGTATTTGGTCTCATTATCTTTAGGGCCTTCAATAACCCCAACTTCTTTCTTTGCAACTTCGATAATCGCCGCTGCTGTGCCTTTGTCTGCCATTGTGTCTCCTAGGCTGGAATAGTGTCGTTAAACTTGTCGAGAGGAATTCGCCACGAATTCTCTGGAGCATAATGATACTCGTCCTTGGTGCACTCTTCAGTAGGAAGCCAGCCATAAACCTCGACCTCTGAGTAGTAGTCGCGGTCTAGAACCCGTGCCCCTACCAGAATCACCCCTGGCCTGATGTCTTTAGGAAATACTGGGATCTCGTCCTTAGTACGGACTGACTTTACCTCGTAGCATGGCATTACATCAGGAAAGTCTTTTCTGAAGTAATGTTCCTCATTTGTATAAAACGGAAATGTAAAGGGCTGTTTGTATAACTTAGCAACTGCATACTCTGCAACGATAGTTCGTACATTTGCCGCAATCTCTGGCTCTAGGTACTTCTTGTTGTCGCCTGCATAGTTAGGACGATCAACACTGCCAAACTTCATCATCCATCGGTTCAATGCAATATCTGCACATGCACGAACTTCTTCTTTAGATAAGTTAACAATCATTTCTTATACTTCCAATTGACCCATATTTCAAATACTCTGCCAATAATAATTCCAACCATTAGCCCAAGAAGAAACCCTGTCATGAATAGTCCTTTTCAATAATCACATACCAATGTATAAAGGCAATAGTCAATGCTCGATCTTTTGGGTAGACCTCAAATGCAAAACCCCAACTATCAGATACACCGCCCTTTATCCAACCTCTTTTAAAGTATCTCATCGGCACTGCCAGCAGTAAAAGGGTGTGCGTAGATCTTTCTTGTTAATGATTACTACATTGGCACAATGAGTACATTGTGCGTCCATCTCGTCTTTCGTCATACTTTACCTCGTATCAAATCAATCACCCAAGTCATTGCGTGATACACAGCAATCTCAGTGTCATCTACTGGAGGCATCATCCCCTCTAGTTCACTTTCAATACGTTGTGCAATCTCTTCACGTATCTCTAACTCTCTATATGACCAAGTCTTTTCCATTTACATCCCTCTTACTCGTAAGTTTTCTTTTTCCAGATGTTTTGCTTGTACCAGCCTTTTAGGACTGATAAAGATCTTTTTTGAGACAACTCTGCTCTTTTTAAGAGGTCTTCATCCTGTTCGGCTCTCCAGTCTTCTCTCTTAAAAGGAATGATTTGAGCAAATGGAGTTCCTTTCTCAATAACGCCTGTGAAGCCTTCTTTAAAAAAGAAAGGTATATTTCCTGGGCTTATTGGGGCATCATCTAGAACTCCAGTAAGAGTTACAAAAGGCAAATCTACTCGATTAAATGGATGGGTAAGAATCGCACTGTAACCATTAGGAAGTTCTAAGGCTCCCTGTAACACCCATACAAAATGCCGTGGGTTACATCCTGGTGGGATAGGAAGAGTTTTTTGATTATCAGGAGTTCGGTGACTTAACAAAACATTACGACCATTACGCCAAGTTACGGTTGGTTCTCCAAACTCAGTGTATTCAACCAACAGATCATCTGTAGTAACAAGGACATACCCAATAGTCAGTGCATCTAGAAAAGGTGCACAAGTCTTTAAAGCGTGGTTCTTGACGCCAATCTTCCCATCAACCCAAACTTCTGCATCTTTGTACCATTGCGGAACATGGTTTTTAGTAGGAACGAGTATTTCTGGGAATTCTTCACGATTACTCATGTACTTTAAAATTTGTTTAGCCATTTGAACTTCTTCCAAAGTCATCCTCAAGGCGCACGATGTCATCTTCGCCAAAGTAGAGACCTAATTGCGTCTCAATAAAAATAAGATCTTCTGTTCCAGTATTAGCAATACGGTGAGCAATATTTTGTTCAATAATAAAGGCGTCTCCACCTAATGCCATAGATTGAATGCCATCAATCGTTACTGTGCCAGTTCCAGAGACAATGACCCAATACTCTGAGCGTTGTTCATGTGTCTGATAGGAGAGGCGTTGACCAGGCTTAACGACGATGCGCTTTACCTGGTGAGTCTCAGATGTTGTTAGTACTTCGTATGTTCCCCAAGGGCGGTCTGTAATCATGCCCAGACCCTATCACAAGATTATCTGTTGCTATTCTCTGAAGGAAAAAAGTCGTCTTCGCTTTCGCCGCGCTTTCGTGTGACACTTTCGCCACCTACCTTTTCAGCCCAGGCGTGTCCTTCACGTGTCTGCCCTGTAGAATGCTTCGGTGCTTTGATGCCCGTATCTGCGGCTAACTTATGTGCTTTACCCCATAGTTGAGATGCAATACCCAGACCTCGATAGTCTTCATGAGCACGTATGAACCCCACCTCACCAGTCTTAGGATGCCAGTTCATTGTTCCTAGTGACTTATGAGACTCGTTGTATGCATGCAATTCATGGTTACCGTAAAACGCCGAGCCTTTTTGTGGTGCAAAGTATCGAAATTGTACGCCTGACAAGTTACGAGGTAAAGATGGATCATGACCTGGTTCTCTAGGTGTCTGCTTCATTTGCGATCCTTTGGTGTGAAATGCTCATGCTCGTGCCCGACCTCAAATTTTCCGTCCTCATGCATACGCATATGGATCTTGTGGTGGTGGTCGTAATCGTATGACCCAATGCCATCACCGCCGAATGATTTTCCCGCTTTACTACCTCGTTGCACATGCCACTTCAATATGTGCCATGAGATTGAGTGGCCATGTTGATCAGGTACCCATCGAGGCTTCTTCTCTGGCTCATCGCCAAACTGTGCATTGCTTAAATTCTCTGGCATGACTACCTCGCTTCGCAGATACACTTGCAGGTGTCTATTGTACAGCAGCCGTACTTCATGTCATGGTCACATAGACGACATTGCTCTTTGTTAGGGGCGCTCATTCGTCACTCATCTTCTCTCCACGAGTAACGTAGCGCTTGACGCCCTTTACTCTGAAGCCCTTATCAGAGGTTATAGAGTCCTTACTCCACCAGGACATATCTGTCAGTGTCTTGTCAGTCTTTAATGGCTCGACTTCATAGACAGGTGATACCAGAGACTGCTGATGCCATCCCTTTTTATTATCTCGTCCTCGGTAACCTGTATTCATACGATCAATGACATGGTCTGCTGCACGCTCAGGATTAGTTCCTGCCCATACGACACGATCATTACCTGGGCGGATTATTGTTCCAGGCTTCATCGTCTCTGCGGTAGATCCGTGGAACAACTCTGGAAACTGCTTAGGAGATAGGTTGCTCATTTCTTGCTCCGATTATGTGGGAGTCGTCCACCTACAGACTTTGCCCATGCATCTCCTAGGTCAGTTCTCTCGTAGGAGTGTTGAGGTCCTACTTGACCTTTTTCTTGGGCGGTTTGATTTGCTAGATCCCACATGTGGCTTGCAATACCTTGACGACGAAGTCGTGTGCTAACGCTGATGTTCAT